CACCTATCACGTGAGCTGGAACAGCAAGAAGGCGCCGCATGGATGGATGATCGAGAACGGCCACATGCAGAGGTACATGTACTACCAGGACAACCAAGGCAGGGTGCGGCCGATGGTACGTCCTGGTATGGATGGGAGGCCGCGCCCCGGCCGCCGGGCATCGCAGGCAGAGAAGGATGCGTATTTCGTGCCGCTGCCTGACGGGCCTCGGCAAATTGCTGCGAAGCCGTTTGTGCGGCCGGCGCAAGCGAAGTTTGATGAGGCGCGGAAGGCCGCGGAGGCCGAGCTGCTGAAGCGCATCAATGGGGGCAAGAAATGACGGCCGAGGCAAGCATCTTTGCTCTGCTTTCCCCGCTGGTGGGCGGGCGCGTATTCCCGCGCGTTGCGCCGTTCTCCGCGCCGCGCCCATATGTCACCTACCAGCGCATCGGCGGCGACGTGATTACCCCGCTTAGCGGTGGGATTCCGGATAAGCAGATCTCGTTCGTGCAGGTCAACGTATGGTCGGATAGGGCGCTGGAGGCTGCCAGTCTTGCGCTACAGATCGAGGACGCATTTCGATCGGCCAACAGCATCGTCGCGCAGCCAATGGCGGCACCGATCGACACGCACGACGAGGACGTGAACCTCTACGGCACACAGCAGGACTTCCGAGTCGTCTGGACCAGGTAACCCAAACCGGCCCGCCTAGCGCAGGCCTTTTTCGTGCCCGTATCGGGCGCAAACAATGCCCGCTCCAAGCGGGTCTTTCTTTTTATGGAGCCCGATCATGTCTTACGCTTTCCCCGAGGGGGCAAAGTTCTTTTTCAGTGAAAACTTCGGCCCCGCAAAGGCCATTACCGCGTTCACCAATGCCAACCCGGCCGTTGCGACGGCTCCAGCACATGGCTATGTCGACAACGATGAAGTACTTCTGGTGTCGGGCTGGGAGGACGTGGGCGACTCGGTGTTCAGGGTGGACCAGATTGATGCCGCTAGCTTCGGCGTCAAGAGCCTGAACACCAGCGACGCGGCGTGGTATAGCCCTGGCGCGGGCGTCGGCAGTGCGCATCTGGTGAGCGGCTGGGTGGAAATTCCACAGGTGCTGACCATTGCGACGCAGGGCGGCGATCCCAAATACACCACCATCAGCCCGTTGGCTCGTCGCAACTCGATGAATGTGCCGACCGGCTTTAACCCGACCAGCATCACACTGACCCTCGGCCATGACGCCGCGAACGCAGCCTACCAAGCGATGCTGGACATCAGCCGGTCGCTGCGAAAGGTGGCCTTCAAGATGCTGCTCTCGGGTGGAGTGGCGAGCTACGGCTATGGCTATCTGGCTGTATCGGAAATGCCGTCGCTGAACGTGAACCAGGCCAACCAGGTGACGGCCTCGTTCTCGCTGCTCGGTCGCTCCATCAGCTACGCATCGTAACGGCCCCGGAAGCGGCTCTCCCCGCCTGGCTTCGGCCAAGCGGGGAATCCTCTGCACACCTCAATACATCAAGGAATAACCATGTCGAAGATCAAACTCGGCCAGCGCCCGCAGAACTTCAAGCACACCGTCAAGTTTCCGATGCTGGACGGTAGCGAGGGATCCATCGAGATCTCATACATCTACCGCACACGCTCGGAGTTCGGGAAGTTCATCGACGAGGTATTCGCCGAATCGAAGGAGGAACGGCCGGAAGATGACGACTTCAGCTGGACCAAGTTGATGGAGAAAACTGGCACCGCCAATGCCGGCTACGTGATGCGAGCGGTTGATGGCTGGAACCTGGATGTTCCGTTCGCGATCGAGCACGTGCAACAGCTGGCTGATGAGCTGCCGGCCGCTGTCACTGCGATCATGGACACCTACCGCAACGCCATCACGCAGGGTCGCCTGGGAAACTGACGGCGGTAGCGGATGTGGTGTTCAGGCCGGTAGGCAGCGGCCCGCGCAACGCCTTTGACCTCGGCGAGCTATTCCGCAAGGATTCTGTGGAGGTCTGGCCCGAGAACTGGGAGGCAGTCTCCTTGTTCTTACGCATGATCACGCAATGGCGTGTCGGCATGCATGGGCCGACTGGGCTGGATTACGGCGTACTGCTGGCGCTGATTGACCGGCTCGGCCTTGATCCCAATGAGGCCGACGAGTTGTTCGACGATGTGCGCGACATCGAGGCTACTGCAATCAACGTAATGCGCGATAGCGCTTCGTAAATCAACCCGCTTCGGCGGGTTTTCCTTTTTTGGGTTGAAGTCATGGCGACTGACGAACGGAAAGTGCAGCTTGGCGTCAGCGTTGACGCCACTGAGGCACGCCAGGGCTTCAACGAAGTCAAAGCGAGCGCCAAGGACATGGCGCAGGCGGTCGCTGCGGAAGGCGACAAGGCCGGGAAGGCCATCGGTGGTGTCGGCGACGGTGGACAGGCAGCATCGCGCAAGATCGAGCGCGAAACCGCCAACATAATCCAATCCGTCCAGCGCGCGACCGCTGCGATGGAGGCCGGAAAGAAGTCTGGCAGCGAGTACTACGAGGCGCTGGCGAAGCAGCGCGGTGTAGATGTCAACGTCCTGAAGCCATACCTCGACCAGCTCGCGGCCGTCGAGGCGAAGCAGAAGCAGGCGGCGGCTGCAATGTCAGGCGGCGCGGCGTCCATGGACAAGCTGGGCGTCTCCGCAGCGCAGACCGCGGCCGCCATGCGGGGAGTTCCGGCTCAGTTCACCGACATCATCACGTCGCTGCAGGGCGGGCAGAAGCCGCTGACGGTGCTGCTGCAGCAAGGTGGGCAACTCAAGGATATGTTTGGCGGCATCGGCCCGGCTGCCCGTGCGCTGGGTGGCTATGTCGCTGGCCTCATCAATCCCTTTACACTCGCGGCAGCCGCTGCCGGCGGCTTATTCCTCGCGTACCGCGCTGGCGCTGCGGAGGGCGAGGAATTCCGCAAGACGCTCATCCTGACCGGCAACGCATTGGGCTTGACTGCCGACAAGATGACGGCGATGTCGGCGCGCATCGGCGCCGTGGTCGGCACGCAGCACCAGGCCGCAGAAGCCATCAACTTGATGGCGCAGTCTGCCAGGGTGGGCGCTGCTGAGCTGGAGTCCATGACTGCAACGGCGGTTCGCTGGCAGCAGGCCACAGGGACGGCTGTGAGCGAAACGGCGAAGGCATTCGCGGAGCTGGCGAAGAGCCCGGTAGAGGCGTCACTCAAGCTGAACGAGTCCGTGAACTATCTGACCGATTCGGTGTATCGGCAGATCAAGGCGCTTCAGGGGGCGGGCAAGGAAGCCGAAGCCGCTGCGTTGGCACAGAAGGCATACGCGGATGCGTTGAACGATCGCGCACCGAAGATGGTGCAGAACCTCGGCGCCATCGAAACCGCCTGGAAGAACATCAAGAGCGCGATTGCCGGCGCTTGGAGCGCCGCTCTGGAGATCGGCCGCGACAAGTCAATGGTCGACCAGATCAAGTCGCAGACGGCTGCTGTTGAAGCGCTCGAGCAGAAGCTGAACGACCGGCAGGCGCGTGGCGTTGCGAGCGGCAAACTGCAGGCCCAACTGGATGCGGCAAAGGGGCTGCTAAAGAACCTGCAGGATCAGGCCACTGCCACGGATGCCGTGGCGAAGGCTGACAAGGACCGCGCCGACCAACTGGAACGTGGCAAGCGGATCACGGACTACACCGGCGACAACGGCCGCAAGACACGAGCGCAGCAGATGCGCGACGAGTTGGCGAAGGAAAAGGGCCTGTACGAGGAGCGCAAGAAAGACGCTGCCGGTAACGCCAAGGATCTGCTCGCTATCGAGAATGCGTACCAGACCGCTGCATCGACTATCCGGGACAAGTACAAGGACAAGAAGGGCGCCAGCGGCGCCGGTGCACTACGCCGCGACTTTGCGGAGCAAGCGGCAGTCTATGAAGGCTATCAGAAGCAACTCGCAACTATTTTGAAGGGCGGGGAGCGCACGCTAAAGAGCGAGCGTGACCGCGGCCTGCTCAGTGAGGCAGAGTACTACGATCGCCTCCACCAGATGCGTGATGACGACCTGGTTGACCGGATGGCCGTGGTTGAGCTGGAAGCGGAGGCGGCTGCGGGTAAGAAGCAAGTTGCAGCCTACCGCAAGTTTATGGGCGAGCTCTCTACCCTGCAGCAGCAGCGGGAGAGCAACGCGGCAGAGCATGCCGAGCGAATCGCTGAGGCTGAGGCGAAGCTGATCGCGGCCTTCAACCACTCAGCCGACAGCGCCTGGGACGCCTCGGTAAAGGAAACGGAGGCAATTCGACTGAAGTTGCAGGGGGCGCAGGAAGAGTATGCCGCGATGGGCATGACAGCCGCTCAGCTCGCCGAAGTCGCGCGTGCCCGCGCCTATGAGACCGCCGCGGCGAAGGAGTCAGAGGCGGCCACCAAGGCGCTGATCCCCGGTCGAGAGGCTGAGGCCGAGAAATTGCGCGAGCAGGCTCGGTTGATTCGTGAACTTGCAGACCAGAATGTCACCAATGGCGCGCGGAAGACCTTTGTTGACGATTGGAAGAAGGGTACTGAAGAGATCGAGCGCTCCCTGACCGATGCGCTGCTGCGCGGTTTCGAGTCGGGCAAGGGTTTTGGCGAGAACCTGGTCGATACCCTCAAGAACATGTTCAAGACGCTGGTGCTGCGTCCCATCATCTCTGCGGTGATGCAGCCGGTGGCCGGCGGCATTCAGTCGATGCTCGGCATGGGCGGGCAATCAGGCGTCGGAGGTGTCGGCGGGGCGATAAATTTGCTGAGTGGCGCGCGCAACATCTATGCCGCGCTGCAGGGCGGCGTATCGCTTCCCGGCTTCATGGCCACGCCGCTCGCGGAAATGGCGGGTGGGGACACCCTTGGCAACCTGATTGCGCTGAAGGGCGCCGGCACCGGCGGGGCGACGCCCGGCATTGCTGGCGTGAGCGGGGCGATGAACGCCGCGGCGGGCATTGGCGGGGGCTACATGCTCGGGAGCACCATC